GCAGACAAAGACGGGACTATACGCTCTGTTTATTCCTATGGAGTGGAATTTTGAGGGTTATATTGATAGGTATGGTATGCCTGTTTTTAGACAGCCTAATTCACCGATAGAGGGTGTGGACGGAAGACCTATAAGGATAGGTGCTATCGACTTCTGGGAGAACGAGGTTGACTCGTTGAAGAATGATCCAGACGCGCTTAACGAGTTCTATCGTCAGTTCCCAAGGACAGAGAGTCACGCGTTTAGAGACGAGAGCAAGGCATCTATATTTAACCTTACTAAGATATACCAGCAGATAGACTACAACGACTCGCTTATAAAGGACAGAGTTCTTACAAGGGGTTCGTTCCACTGGAAGGATGGAAAAGAAGACAGTACAGTTGTCTGGACTCCAGACATAAGGGGTAGGTTCTTAGTGTCTTGGATTCCATCGAATCAGCTTATGAATAACGTAATAACAAGGAACGGTAACAAGCAGCCTGGTAATGAGCACATTGGGGCTTTTGGATGTGATCCGTACGACATATCTGGAACTGTTGGTGGTGGAGGATCTAAGGGTGCGCTTCACGGACTTACTAAGTTTAATATGGACAACGCACCAAGTAACGAGTTCTTCCTTGAGTACATATCCAGACCTCAGACGGCAGAGATATTCTTTGAGGATGTTCTTATGGCGTGTGTGTTTTATGGTATGCCAGTGCTTATAGAGAATAACAAGCAGAGGCTTCTGTATCACTTCAAGACAAGGGGCTACAGAGCGTTCTCGTTAAACAGACCTGACAAACCCTCTCACAAGCTTTCTAAGACAGAGAAAGAGCTTGGGGGTATACCTAACTCATCTGAGGATGTTAAGCACGCTCACGCGTCTGGAATTGAGTCGTATATAGAGAAGTACGTAGGTTTAGATTTAGAGGCTACGTACAGGGATCCAGATGAGATGGGATCTATGTACTTTACAAAAACTTTAGAAGACTGGGCTAAGTTTGATATAAACGACAGGACAAAGTTTGATGCTGCAATTAGTTCAGGATTAGCTATAATGGCAACGCAAAGATCCACATTTCAAGCAGTTAAAAAAGATTCGAAAATAAGTATTAAATTTGCAAGATATAATAACAACGGAAGATATAGCGAAATAATAAAGTAAATGAAGGATGTAACCATTAACATTAATCCCGCTGGCTTTCCTAATCAATTTGCTTCAGACAAAGAAAAAGCATCATACGAATATGGACTGCAGATCTCACAAGCTGTTCAGTATGAGTGGTTTAGGAGAGATAGTGGAACTTGTAAGTTTTATAATCAGTGGGGTGAGTTTCATCGTCTTAGGTTATACGCAAGGGGAGAACAATCAGTTGCTAAATATAAGAACGAGTTATCAGTAGATGGTGACCTTTCTCATTTAAATTTAGATTGGACACCAATTCCAATTATACCAAAGTTTGTCGATATCGTTGTTAACGGTATGTCTGACAGACTTTTTAGAGTTAAGGCTTACGCTCAGGACGCAGTATCTGCCGAGAGACGTAGCAAGTATCAGGATATGATAGAGACCGATATGGTGTCTAAGGATATTCTGAATCAGATAAAGGACAGCTTTGGGGTTGATGCGTTTGATACAAATGCTGATCAGCTTCCTCAAGATTCTGAGGAGCTTAACTTATTTATGCAGATCAACTACAAGCCAGCGATAGAGATCGCTGAGGAGACTGCAATTAACACAATACTAGAGGACAACAAGTACTCAGATACAAGAAGTAGAGTTGACTACGACTTAGCCGTTTTAGGTAAGGGAATAGTTAAGCACCAGTTCCTACCAGGAAGTGGCGTTCAGATTGACTACGTAGATCCTGCTAATATAGTTCACAGCTACACAGAGGATCCACACTTTAGGGATTGTTTCTACTGGGGAGAGATTAAGACTGTGGCTATAACAGAGCTGCTTAAGATTGATCCTACACTTACAAACGATCAGCTTGAAGAGATTTCAAAGTACAGCCAGTCATGGTACAACTACTATAACAACGCACAGTTCTATCAGAACAGCTTGTTTAGTAGAGACTCTGCAACGCTTCTTTATGTTAATTATAAGACAACCAAGAAGTTTGTTTACAAGAAAAAGGTACTAGATACAGGCGGTGTTAGAATGATCCAGAAGGACGACACGTTTAACCCTCCTAACGAGATGATGGAGGACGGTAAGTTCGAGAAGGTAGAGAAGACTATCGATGTTTGGTACGATGGTGTTATGGTGATGGGTACTAACATTATGTTGAAGTGGGAGCTTTCTAAGAATATGGTTAGACCTAAGTCATCATCTCAGCACGCGCTTCCAAACTATATTGCAGTAGCTCCAAGGATGTATAAGGGTAACATAGAGTCTTTGGTTAGACGTATGATACCATTTGCTGACTTGATTCAGGTTACTCACTTAAAGCTGCAGCAGGTTATATCTAAGGTTGTACCAGACGGTGTGTTCATCGATGCTGATGGACTTAACGAGGTTGACTTGGGTAACGGTGCGGCATACAATCCAGAGGATGCATTGAGACTATACTTCCAGACTGGTAGTGTAATCGGTAGAAGCTACACCCAGGATGGTGAGTTTAATAACGCAAGGGTTCCTATCCAGGAGCTTAACTCTAACAGCGGTCAGGGTAAGATAGCTTCGTTAATCGGAAGTTATAACCACTACCTAAGCATGATTAGAGACGTGACAGGACTCAACGAGGCTAGGGATGGTAGTATGCCAGATCCTAACTCTTTGGTTGGTTTACAGAAGCTTGCAGCAGCAAACTCAAACACAGCCACAAGACATATACTAGACGGAAGTCTAAGCATAACTAAGGGATTGGCTGAGGCTATATCTTACAGGGTTGCAGATATATTAGAGTACTCTGACTTTGCAGAGACATTCGCTATGCAGATTGGTAAGTACAATGTAAGTCTTCTTGAAGAGATTAAGGAGATATACATTTACGACTTCGGTATATTTATAGAGATGTCTCCAGATGAGGAGGAGAAGACTAAGCTAGAGCAGAACATTCAAGTTGCACTTTCAAGAGACGCAATTACACTTGAGGACGCTATAGATATTAGAGAGATAAATAACATTAAGCTTGCTAATCAGTTGCTTAAGCTTAAGAGACGTAAGAAGCAGGAGCAGGATCAGCAGAATGCTATGCAGGCTCAACAGATGCAGGCTCAGATCAACTCTCAGTCTCAGCAGATGGCTGCTCAGAATGCTATGCAACAAATTCAAGCAGAGACGCAGTCTAAGATGATGATTAAGCAGGCAGAGATTGGATACGAGATAGAGAAGATGAAGTCTGAGGCTCAGTTAAAGGTTGAGTTAATGAATGTTGAGTTCCAGATGAGTATGCAGCTTAAGGGTGTTGAAGCTCAAGCTATAACTATGAAGGATGAGATGAAGGAGAAGGCTAAGGATAATAGAATATTAAAGCAGGCAACAACACAATCCAAGCTTATTGAGCAGCGTAAGAATAACTTACCCCCTGTCGATTTCGAAAGTAATGAGGACAGTATGGACGGATTTGACTTGGCTGAATTTGAACCGAGATAATATAAGAAAATAATTACTAACTTTGCAAAAAAATAAAAAATGGCAACAGTACCATCAGGAACAAGGTTTATAGGAATATCACAAAATGTAAATCTTAAAGAAAGAAAGTCAGCTGTGTTAAACGCAGAGACTCAACCATATACAATACAAGACTTAGCTGATACAGTTGGTGTAGGAGCTGAAGGACCTCAAGGGGTTGAAGGACCAGCGGGACCTCCAGGACCAGTAGGACCAGCGGGATTAGAGTGGCAGGGATCTTGGGTTTCGGGAACATCTTACGTGGCAGATGATGCTGTAGGATATGACGGAGCATCTTACTTCTGTATACTAGCAACTTCAGGAACAACTACTCCAAACTTAGCTACAGCTAATTGGGCGTTGTTAGCTTCGCAGGGAGCTATAGGACCTGCAGGTGCACAAGGACCAACTGGACCACAAGGACCATCTGGAGGAGCTGGAACACTACAGCAAACAGTTGATTTAGGAAATACTGTAACAACAGGCACAACTAAAACTACTTTAAATGGAACTTCTGTATCTATTTTAGATACAAAT